CTTTTCTGAGGCAACCGCACTTGATGGATGGTGGCAATCAAGGAACCATAGTCTATGCCGTGAATGCTACAAAATAACTGGAGGCTGGGACTAACAAGACTTGATTTACTCGTTGAAGTGAGTAATAGTAGAGGTGCGCTTACTTGAGCTTGATCACTCGGGGACAGCCGGCCAGTGCGGTTGCGCATCACTGGACTACATCACTGGAGAATACGCTGTTCTCCACAACAACAGGAGACACCTTCGTCGGACACCTCAACGACCACTATATAATTCGTGAGGAGGCTAACGGCAACTAAGTCCATTTGCAAAAACCATCTATTCACGTTATATTGGTGTCAGTACTTAAAAAAGGAAAAGGACATGGCAAGAACTAGACACCAACGCTCATCTAAGGAAACACCAGATATTCCTATGGATGAGACTCCCAAACAGAAGAAGCGCCGACTGGCTATCGAAAAGCGAAATAAGAAGTCCAAAGCGTACAAGCGAAAACAAGACTATCATGAGCGGAAGTTATCAGCATTAGAAGGTACTTCCGTTTATGAGTGGCAGAAAGCCGCAGTCAAAGAAGCTCGTGATATCCGTGTACGTATAGAAAGCGAAAGTGCTCCGCTACATCACTCTCAAACAAATGGCATGGTCTACGATCCGCTAGTGCATCCGTATATGGTTATCGAAAAGATGGCTGAAGGTTGCCTAGCGGATGAGTTAGCGTTAGAGATCGGAGTGCTACCCAGTACGTTGAAAGCATGGGCATCCAAATATGAGGCCTTTGGGCTTGCTGTTATGGATGGAATGGACCTATGCCGGGCGTGGTGGGTTAAGCAGTCCAGGGAGCGCCTTGATGATAAGGATTTCAATACGGCTCTCTACAAGTCTGTTATGCAGAACAACTTCGGATGGGGAGCAGGCATGAACGCGGGTAATAACGTAACGATCAACAACCACCTTAATGTGAGTGCAGATAAGATCGATGCCCAAACGAAGCACCTAATGGGAATGCCTGTCAGTGAATTGCGAGAACTTCAATCACTCTTAACGACTGGTGACGAAGATGAATAGAGAGATGACCAATGCAGAGATCATCGCATCACTCCCAGTCATACCTGATCTCGATGCTGTTAATATGGAGCTGGCTGGACGGAAGTTAGAAGATTTCATTAAGCTGATGTGGAAGTACGCCGAGAACAAGAAGTTCGTTTCAGGCTGGCACATCGGATATATCTGTGAGCATCTAGAAGCTGTCACAAGAGGTGAGATCAAACGGCTATTAATCAACATGCCTCCCAGACATATGAAGAGTTTAGGAGTGTCCGTATTCTGGCCTGCATGGGAGTGGTTGCAGAATCCTAAGACACAATGGCTGTTTGCTTCCTACGCACATACCCTGAGCATTAGGGATAACGTTAAGTGTCGCCGCGTCGTACTGTCTCCCCGGTACCAACAGCTAGTAGACCGGTTCCAGCCGGGATTAGCCCTTGTCGACGACCAGAATACGAAGATTAAATTCGAGAACACAGAGATGGGTTACAGGCTAGCTACCTCTGTTGATGGTCAGCTAACTGGAGATGGAGGAGATAAGATTGTAATCGATGATCCACACAATGTCAGGGAAGCTGAATCGGATGCTGTCCGTATAGGTACTCTGGAATGGTGGGATGAAGCGATGCAGTCACGTCTTAATGATCCGAATGCTGGAGCGTTCGTCGTAATCATGCAGAGAGTGCACGAGGACGACTTATCAGGTCACATACTTGAAAACGATGATAATGACGAATGGGTTCATTTATGCATGCCAGCTCGGTATGAAGCAGATGTAGGCAACCGTATCAAGTCTTGGGTTAAAGGTGCTAACATAGATCCCAGGAAAAAAGAGGGAGATCCTCTTTGGCCTGAAAGGTACACGGATAAGAATCTACGCGACCTGGAAAAGAGCTTAGGTGAGTATGGATCAGCTGGACAGCTCCAGCAACGACCAGCACCACGTGGCGGAGGTATGTTTGAGTATGAGAAGATGCAAGAAGTTGACACCTGCCCCTCTAAAATAGTAGATGTCGTCAGATACTGGGACAAAGCAGGTACTGAAAAGAAGAGAGCCAAAGGCTATGATCCCTGTGAAACAGCTGGTGTTAAGATGGCCAAACTCCAGAACGGACAATTCATTGTGTTAGATTATGTACACGGGATGTGGGGAGCTACCAGGCGTGAAAAAAAGATTAAAATGGTAGCTGAAAACGATGGTAAACGAGTCAAAGTATATGTCGAACAGGAGCCTGGAAGCGGAGGAAAAGAGTCCGCGGAGTCTACTATCCGCAATTTAGCGGGCTTTTTAGTAGAAGCAGATAGGCCGACGGACAGCAAAGCTCTCCGCGCAGAGCCTATGTCATGTCAAGTAAATGGAGGGAATGTGCTTGTATTACGACGAAAATGGACTAAACAGTATAAAAGAGCTTTCCAAAACTTCCCGGCCGGAAAGAAGAAAGATGCTGTCGATGCTTCCACTGGAGCGTTCAACAAATTGAGTGCTGTCAAAAAAGCTGGCGCCTGGGGTAGAAAACATCGATAGTTAACGTATCTGTCCTGTTAGAGTTTTCGTGATTCGCTTGTCACACCCTTTTGCTCTAACAGGACAGACTTTAGGAGTGCATTATGAATAGACCCGATTTAGCAAAAGCAACACCATCACAACAGATGGAGCTTGCAGTTCTCACGGAAACAATCAATCGCAGACGTTTATCTGACAGTATGGGGTCTACTCATGGAGGTGTCAGGGATGTCTACAAGAGCTTAGGTTACAAGACTGAATTAACCTTTTCTGATTATTGGCTTCGTTTCAAGAGACAAGATGTAGCCACTCGTATCATTGATGCGCCACCTGCTGCTACATGGTCCAACAGACCTCAACTGGTAGTGAAAGACCAACCAGACCACGGACTAAACCAAGCATGGTTAGATATGCAGACAAAACACAACATACTCCCTTATCTGTCTCGTGTGGATAGATTGTCTCGTGTTGGTAAATATGGTGTGTTGTTGATTGGGTTGAAGACGTCAGGTACTTCCACGTTATCATCAGCAGTAAAAGATGGCACAGGTCTTGAGTTGCTCTACTTGAAGCCTTATACTGAATTATCAGCAGACATACAGACTCTTGATGATGACACTAAAAGCGCTAACTACGGATTACCTAAGACATACTCTATAGCATTGTCAGGTACATTCGACAACGCAAGTGGTGCTCCAACCGCTGAGAGTTCCACTACACAATCAGTCCACTTCACGCGCGTGCTACACGTAGCAGAGAACAGGACTGAATCAGAATACCTAGGAACTCCTGCATTAGAGAATGTGTTCAACCGTTTGATGGATTTGGACAAGACCGTAGGTGGTTCTGCTGAAATGTATTGGAAGGGAGCACTACCTGGTTATGCTTTCAAAGTAGACCCAGAAGCCAAGCTCACGGATGTAGACAAAGAAGAGATGGCTGATGAGATCGATGAGTGGATGCATCACCTCAAACGACAGTTGAATCTACAAGGAGTAGATGTACAGGAATTCACACCACAGACAGCTGATCCTACGTCTTCAGTTGATGTCGTACTTAAGATGATTTCAGCTGGAACTGGTATTCCTCTTCGGATACTTACAGGTAGTGAAAGAGGTGAGTTAGCTTCCAGCCAAGATGAAGCAAACTGGAACAAGCGTGTCGATGAGCGTCGTAACAATTACGCTACACCTTTTATCTTGCGTCCATTCATTGATAAGTTGATGTCACTAGGCCTCCTGCCCTCAGCTGATTCGTATGAAATCGTATGGCCTAAGTCACAGCAATTGTCCGAAATGGAAAAAGCTGAAGTAGGCAAGATAAAAGCTGAAGCCCTCAAAATGTACACAGACGCTCCAGAAGCTGATCTAGTACTTCCAATTGAAAACTTCTTAGCGGACATATTGGGTTACTCATCAGAGGAAGTGAAAGAGATAACGTCTGCTATTGAGGTACTTGAAACTGAAGCTGATGCTGCTGCTGATGATGAGCAAGCCGAAGAACGTCAATTGATGTTAGAAGATGAAGATCGCAATCATGCTCGCAGTCTTGATCTTGAAAAACAACGAGCAGCACAACAAACGAAACAAGTCGCGTCAGTAAGAGGAACTGTATGAGCAGCATCCTAAGAAAAGACCCATCAAGGACTATAAAAATCCAGAAGAAAGCTGTAGCTAAGGTTGATGCTCGATTTGCTGAGTTTGTAGTGGACATCAAAGCATCTCCTTCTTTCTTAATGGATGACCTTTTCTTTGCAGACGTGCCCGAAATGGAAAGTATAGAGCTAATCTTACACGAGATGCGTACAAAGATGCCCATTCTCGACACTTCCTTTATAAGAGACGCGTATGTACGTGGAGTGCAAACATCAATACAGAGATTAGCTTCTTCTAAGCTTATAGTAGACCCGCGGACAAATACCTTCTTCTCAGCTTCGCATAGAGCAGACCAATCCAAGGACCTAGAGAGACTGAACAAACTGAAGCTCGAAAATAGGACAGCATATGATGGTATTCGAGAAACGATGATATCAGCTACGGCTGCTGTCCTAGTTACTCCAGGTCCTCTAACAGAAAAGAAAGAAGAAGTAGCTGACCGTATCCTTAAAATTGGAGCCACGCGTACACGCAACCTTGTTCGTTCGATGGCAGTAAAGGCAGCCCATCAAGGCCAAACCTCCGAATTTACTTTTTATAATGTAGATCTAGTTTCTATCATCGTAGAAGAAGGCAAGGAAGGTGTCTGTGCTAGATGTCTTCATTTGAAAGATAAGGTCTTTAGCTTGAGAGACGCGGAACAATTACTCCCAGTTCATATTGGATGCAGGTGTTCAATGAAACCAGAACACATCCTCGACACTAACTCAGACATTATCATCGACACTGAGTTCACGTCACAATAGTAAATTGGGTTTGCAAATGCCTTAGAATAAGGTATATTATCGTTGAATTACAGGAGCTTCTGAAATGTCATTGCGAAGACGATCAAATAAGAAAACACCAGCGAAACTGGTAACTAACCAGGATTCCCGCGAAGTAAGGATTGTGACCATAAAAGGTGACAAGGGCGATGAAGGCCCTCTAGGTCCTATCGGATCGCAAGGAATACAGGGAGTTCAAGGTGAAAAAGGTGACACTGGGCCTCAAGGGACTCAAGGTGAACACGGCCCTCAAGGTGAAAAAGGTGATCGCGGAAGTACTGGCACACAGGGGATTCAAGGTGAAAAAGGTGTTATTGGTCCCACAGGTAACCGAGGATCTATTGGTCCCAGGGGTATGCCTGGTGTTCCTGGGCTGCCCGGGCAGCAAGGTCTTAGAGGTAAGCAAGGTCCGAAAGGTCGGGAAGTCACTGACATTGAAATTGACGCTGAGAACCACCTAGTCATATCTTTCGACGACGGGAAATCTATAGATGCTGGATTACTTGCTGAAGGTGATATAAGCATCGAGTCTAACTTCGACTCTATTGAATTTGACGCTAATCGCAAAGCTGTTCGCTTCTTCCAGAATGACAAATGGACTATATGGATGCGATTAGGTGGAGGTGGAGGTGGTTCCAGTGATGGTGTAGAGGAAGCTCCCATCGATGGCATTGCCTACTGTAGAAAAGACGCAGGGTGGGTCGCCACTACTTCTTTTGTTGATGCTCCGAGTGACGGCACTACTTACGGTCGTGAAGATGGAGCCTGGGTTAATGTAATAACAGCTCTCACTGACATCACACAAGTAGTGTACATTGCCAAGACTGGAAGTGACGCTAATAGTGGTCTCAATATGGAAGAGCCCATGCTGACCATCAACTCAGCCTTGACATACATCGCCACCCAGACCCCTTCAGACACTAGTAGATGGGCTATCCAAGTAATAGACGCGGGTAGTTACACTGACTCCACTATCGCACTCTTATCATATGTATTCTTGGACATGAGATACGCCACCTTGAGTGCTACTTTAATAAGACCAGAGTCATATAGTGGATTCTTTATCAACCGAGTGATATACAACACAGGTGGCAACAATTATTTTCTACAGCTTTCGAGTGATAACGATGTCTCAGGTTATATCAATGATTTTAGCACTACAAGCAATGCTCGGCCTGTTCATTTCACGGGAGGAACTTGTAATAACTGCCATATCCAGTTTGGAAAGATCGCTATAGCCAGC